GTAGGTTCGTGTCAGTTCTGCGTAATGATGATGTGCCGACATCTCTTTGTAGGTATGGACTAAATCAAAATCAGCGTTGATACTTGGGATTCTGATTGTGCCGACAACATTATCAGCGTTTGCATAAACAGCCAAGGCAAGGCAGAGACAGATTAACGTGATGAATAAGAATGTTACAGCGATGTTTCTCATGTCAGGGGAGTGAGTTGGTAGATGGTAGTACCATATGTCGCTACTGTGCCATCATTGTCAGCCCCTGTGAAAGCAAAAATAAGGACTGGCGGATCACTTTCAGCCATGATTATAAATGCGTTAAATGACGGATAAGTGTAGATTTCATCTGTGAAAACCATAGTAACTTCTACATCAGCATATTCAGTCTCGCTTGAATATACTCTGTAAATGATTCTCTTGCCAGCTTGCCATGCCGCATAGATTTCTGCAACGGTTTTGTCCATCGTACCACTGTAATCCAATGATGTCGGAGTAAGCGTAACCACAAACGTCTGAAGGTCATCAATCCCACCCTCAATGTTGTTAAGGGCAGAGGAAGTAACTGTGTCTCCGCTTGTCCATGTCTTTTTCGTGTAACTCATTTCATATCTCCTTATGATTGAAGTTTCATCATGTCAGCTTTGCCTTGACCGACTAACGGAAGTGCATCTGTCGAATTCGTGATGATGTTGGACGGAATCGTGACAGCAACATCTCCAACATCTGCCCATATATTGTTATAGCCAAGAAGCGTATCAATCGGCGTAACAGATGTGAGATTGTAGGTTGAACCACCTGATGCAAGTGAAACACTTCCGTCTTCTGCGATTGTCAACGTACCACTTGTGATTGAGCCAGCTTCGGTTTGCCATAAGATTGATGTGGTTTCGCCATCGGTTGGTGCAACATATGTTTTCCTTGAATCACCAACACTAACCATAAATTCAGTTGTTGTCCAAAGATCATTAGCGGCACTTAAATTAGTTGAATGAACATAAAGCCATCCGTGTTCGCCCGTGTTATATGTTTTATCGGTATTATTTGTAAAACTATACTGGTCATAAACAGGCGTATTAACTGCAATGCTCCCCGTATCACCAAGTGCTAAAATATGCCCACTTGCATTCCCTGATTTTTTTTGAACGTGTATAGTCGTGTTTTTAGGCACAGGAATTGCAAAAACTCTTGCATTTGCGGCAGATGCTATTTTCCCTCCACTAATTTGCCCCGCTATTACATTGCTTGGCAAAGATGATGGGAAAATATTCTCCCCTCTTTGATATACCGTTGCCCCTGTAAACCCACTTTGAGAATCAATTGTTACAACAAGCGTTTTGATTGCCTTTGAAGCGTTTGCGATGAAGGAAACGATTGCTCCTGTGAGAGTGGTTAATCCACCGCCACCGCCGCCACCGTTAATTGCTTTCAGCCATATAAGTTTTTTAAGAGAACTCCAGTCTCTTGGAAAGCCAATATCAAACATGGCTTATTCTCCTTTGCGGTTAAGATTAGGTGCTACTGTCAGAACCACCAAACAAAGGCACAGCGTCACCCCATGCTCCTGTCTTTTCGTTGAAAAACGATACTGTGATGTCATCGGTAAACAGCGTAAATGAACCGTCTACAACACCCTCTGTAGGTCTGTTGTCTGCCTCTGAAGAATCACAGGCAATGTTTACTTCACGCATATTTACACCGTTCTCAACGCACTGAAGATTGTCAACTAAAATTCTCATATTATTCTCCTTATATACGGACGGTGGCGGTTAACCACCGTCCTAATTTTAACTACTCTCTGAACATGGACTGAAGCATACGAACTTCTTTTGCATGGTCTATGTGCTGTTCATGGATGTAATCGTACATCTCTTGCATACCTTCCGGGATTGTTCTTCCTGATTGCCGTACTTCCTCAATCATTCTGACTACCGCCTTGTGAAGCATTTCCATGTGTTTCATTTCCTCTAAAGACAAGGAGTAAAACAGTTCTGCAAGGGAAGTATCTTCATCCTTATGGTTCAAAGCACATCTTGCATACTTTTCCGCATCGTCCAGTTCTTCTCCAATCATCTTGGAGAGCTTCTTAATAATCTGCATATCATCACCTCACAGGGGAGATTGCTCTCCCCATTTGTCAGGTGGTCACAGCAGCCGCAGCAGCTGCCGGATATGCTACGAATCTACCGAGTGCATTCAGGATGTACTGGCTCTGTGCAGCATTGGACAGGTCATTCTGAGCCGTGAGATATTTGTTCTCAAGAGCATCATACTTATCCTGAAGCATTGCCGTTTTGATAGAACAACAGCACTGCTCCATCTGATAGCCGAGATTATCAATCTTGCTGCCGATAGTGTTGAACCCCTGAATCGCATTGATGAGGTTCGTGTTGTTCTGCGACAGCATCGCCATCGTCTGATCCTGGATGAGTCTTGCTGTCTCATAGTTGTTGTTGGCACTGGACAGGAGTATGTCACGAAGGCCGGACTGTACACTCTGGTCATTGATTGCCGACTGTACATACTCTGTTGTTGCCACATTCGGTCTGCCGCCTCCGCCAAAGCCGAGTCCGCCACCGAACAGGATTGCGATGATCAGAAAAGCACCAAGCCAATCTGATCCGAAGAAAGAAGAGCCGCCATTTGAGTTCATGATTTTTACCTCGTTTAAAAATATATTTATATCTGCCGACATTCCGGACTGCCTGCCGATATATCTGGTTGAGGCTCCTCTTACTCTCTCTTCTCTATTTACTTGTTAATCATAGGATTGATCGCCTGATCAATTTGCTTGGTTACATCATCTATGCTTACGCCATTCTCCTGTGCCAGTTGCTGTGCTGAACCCATCAAATCATCAAGATTTACTTTCTTCAGTTGAGGATGACTATTCGCAAGGTTCTTCATAAATTTTTGTGGAGATTCTCCACGCATTGCACAACCTACGGCCTGCAATAAAATGTTTATCCAACTTCCTCCGCCTCCGCCAAGTAACTGAAACAAAGAACTCATGTGTCATCCTTTCCAAGAAGTCCTCTGATTTCTTCCTTGAAAGATTCAAAGTCCTTCTTTGTGACAACTTCGTCTCCGTTTACGGAATTAACTCTTTCCCACTTGACATTGCTTCGGAAGATGCTCTCCACTCCGTTTGCGTCTTTCTTCAGAGTGTAGACGTATTCTTCCTCATCATCTGCGACAATGGCAGAGGAGTTAGCAGGCATACTCTGTAGGAACTGTGTTGCTCCCTTGAGTCCTGTCACTCCTTTTACCTGCATCTGTGCAGGCTGTTCAGGAGTTAACTGCGGTTGGGGGAATGGGGTTTGCAATCCGGCAATCTGATTCTGTATTGCCTTTAGCTGTTGGTTGTAATCGGGGTAATACATCGTTTCTCCTTTCGGTGATGATTTACTACCCCATACTCTCTCTTCAGTTGTTACAGTATTTCAGACGGAACTTCTCCTGTCCGAGCTATTGCCCTCTGCATTGCACCGTTACCGCTGCCTGTAGGTATCTCCATCTTACCTTCTACCTGTTCAGCCATCTCCTGTGGAACAAGTGCCTGTTCATCATGACTGCCCTGCGGCATACCACCGCCAATAGGAGCAGACAATCCCTGTGCATCCTCTCTTGCTCTGACAGCTGCAAGGAGTTCTCCCTTCTTCGGTACAAAGTCCTCAGGCAGTCTGTCAAGATACTCGGATGTGAGGATTCTGCCGTTCATCAGCAGATTGTCCATCGTCTGAATAGATGCTGTCTCGCTCCAGTAGGTAGAAGCACCGACATCCAATTTCAAAGTGAACGGATGATTTGCAAGCTGTGAGAAGTCAAACATCACAGTCACAGTCTCCGGCACAGGCTGTTGAACGAATCTATACGAATCTGCTTCCATTGCGGTAGGCGGTACAAGTACAGGTCGTGTTCCGTAGTTCACTGTCATCATGTCAAGATAAATTCTCGACATATCCTCTACGCTGTCACACCAGTTCTGCTTCGTCAGTTCATGCGGTGTATTGGACGCTCTCTGCAATGCGATGATTGCCGAAGTGTTGTCCGGCCTTGTATCACCCATTGCCACAGCGGTAGCACCCATGTTCTGCTCTGCCATCTCAACGGCAAGCTGAAGCAGCTGAAATACCTGAGGCTGAATCGGTGCAGGATCAATGTTCTTCGCAACATTGTCTACGTTTCCTGTTACAGGAATCGCAGCACCTACCGCATTATCCCACCGTCCTATCCTTGTCTTGTCATAGATCACTTTGCCAAATGCGGAACGCATGAAACTCAGCTGAATCAACGCCCACATCTTATTGACAAATACCTGGTTTGGAATAAGTCCGGTGATCATTGCTTCTCCGTGATAGGAGTCTTTGATCGTATCCCAGTTCAGCCAGGAGATAGGATACAGATGACATCCGGTATCCCACGGCTCTCTGATCTCACCGCTCTGTGTGGACTCATACGCCCAGATGGTATCAGTCTCTTCGTTCCGGTACAGAGTCAAGAGAGTGGTGACTTTGTTAGTGCCTATCTGATATTCTTTTCTGTCAACACTGCGAATCTCTTCATCAGGCTGAATGTTCTGCCAGTCTTGAGAACCGTTTGCTTTGGCTCTCTTCTTCGCATCCCTTACAAACTCACGGCTTGAGATGATGATGTATGGCTGAGACTGTACGTCTCTGTCCTGTGGGTTGCCGAAGAAAACTCTGTCATTCTCAATGACTTCTGTCTCAATCGCACCCATGATCTCCGCTCCACCGTTATACATTCCGGTGTGAACATCAGGATTCCAGTACGAATACAGACATCCGTCACCATCGACAGCTGCATTCCTTGCCAACGCCCTTGCAAGCCTTGAGATGTTGTTCCTCTCAAACAGGCTCTGAAGTTCTTGGTTGACTACCGCAACAATTCTGTCTGCGTACTCTTTGTCTTCAATGCCTGCCGCTGCCATCATGGTAGCAAGAACTGTGATTCTGTCTGATGTGATCGAAGCAACGATGAAACCTACAACTCTCTTGAGGAAGTTATAGACAGGAGTGGGGAGTCCGTTAGAAATAACTCCTTCCCACTGGCGGCCTATAAACATATCCTCATTAGCCGAAACTATTTCGTCAAGTTTGACGTAATCGTTGAACCGAAGACCTTCTTCGTACAAGTTCCATGCTATTTTTGCGTCAGGATGTTCTGACTCTCCAAACAGCAGTAAATCCTTGTCTTTCAATTCTTATCACCCTTTTTGTTAACCCCGGGTTGGAAGTTCAGAATGTTATTCAACCCTTCGTTAAAATCCTCTTCACTCTTCCGAGCGATCTTTCCGGCCTCTGACCATTCTGACATTGCTTCTCTTGCAGTGTTCATTTCTGTGTCGAGTGCATGGACATTCGCAGTCAGTTTGGAAATCAAATCCATGCAGTTATCCATGATATGCTCAAGGGAAGATATACGTTTCTCATGCTCCCAGTACTTCATGTCCAGTCTCTTCAGCTGAAATGCCAGATACACAAAGTAGCCGACCATGACTATCGCAAATATCATGAGGATGTAATAAATGTTCTCCATGTAACTCCTTACTTGAACAGTTCAGCAGTTTCTTCAGACTGCTTGATCGTTATCTTCCTGTCAGGTTTCTCTGCGGCCTTGTCTGAATATCCGCCATTTTCCGGCATCGCCAAAGCGTTCTTGCATCCCTGTGCGGCTTTCGGATCAGTGACCATCTTCCGCACCAATGCACTCTCTCTTCTGTCTCTGGCATACTCAAAGATCGCACGGTAGGCTTCGTCATCGCACAAATCTTCAATGTCCTGTTTAGACAGTTTCAGGAATATCCTCATACCTGCATAGTCTGCAAATACTCTCTTCGTATCGCACTCATCAAAGTATTCGTCTACTTTTGCCCTCAGATACTTCGGATCGTTATATGTCGGCTTTCTGCCTCTTGTTTCCATGAATCAACCTTTCTCAGCTTGCTATGTAACTTGCTGTCGGTTCTCCGCCTGTCATGTAACTCTCATAGTCCTCACGCCTGGAATAGTAGTCATCTTCTTCCTCTTCCTCGACAGGCTTCTCTGCCTTGAGGACTCGGCTGATGATGTAGTACCTGCACATATCAGGATTATGCGTTATCTCATGCGGTTCTTTCGCACAGTCATTCAGATTCTTCTCGTCTGCCTGGATGTCCTTCAAATCCGATATGACTTTCTCACAGGTATTGAAGATCATGAATCCCGGCAGCATTGCAGGCGGTTCACCGTTCCGAGCTGCATAAACACTCTTCACATAAGTGTCTTTCAGTTCAACAGGAGTCATCGCTTCTTTCATCAGCATATGACCTTGAACCCTGTTCCTGTCGGCACTCACCATGTCCACTCCGGCATTGAGGAATGTCTCCGCCACCATTCGGCCTGAGTCTTTTCCTCTGCTCCACAGATCCCACGGTGCATATGTCGCAGCTATGTGTTCATTCGGAAGTGTGTTGTCCAGGATCGCCCTTGCCGCTTTAGAAGCAATCAGATCCTTCTCTTCAAACGCCCTGTATAACCAGTGCCTGCCGTCTTCATCTACCGCCCACCATCCGACTGCAAGCCGGTCAAGACCATAGTCAAACGACCTGTATCGTACCCAATGTTCCGGGATCTTGAACGGATCACAGGTATGCACACCGGAAGTAAACTCCTTGAAGTAGTTGCCGCCCAGGATGTTCCAGTCACCATAACGGTATGCTCTCATCAAGTCAGGGGGCATATTCGCAAGGTTGCGAAGGTATGCCGGAGACTTCTTCAGCATTATTTGGTTATCGTCTACTGTCGCAAAGATGAATGTGTAATCGTCAGGATTCTCATTCTCTTCGGGGTTGGCACAGTGAGTCTTGTACTGACGATCCACGAACAACCTCTTAACCCATCTGTGGCCTACACCACCGGGGTTACAAGTCACATAGAATCGTTTAGGAATGTCATTCGTACCACGGAGACAACCACCGAGAAAGTTAAATGCTCTCTCACTGAATTGTGTTGCCTCGTCCATAAATATGAAGTCGAACTCAAGTCCATTATATTCATCTTCGGACTGCTCACCCACCCAGTGACCAAACTTAATAGTTGACTGAGGTTTACCGTCACCCAAGTCAAACGTCATGATCTTGTCACGGTCATTGTATGTACAGATCTGTAGGGGAGCAACCAATGCCTTAATTGGTATGATATGTGACTGCTGCAATTCGGGGTAGTGGGCTCGCATTATGAGGATCTTAATGCCAGGATACTGTAATGCTGCACCTACTGCTTTGTGCTGAATAAACCAGGTTTTACTCAGCCGCCCCCCTTCGCACCACCGTATGCAACATAGAGAGTCTTAGCAAGGAACGCTTGTCTCTGCTTTTCGTTTGGAGTACCAATATCCCAGGTTATCTCTGTCTTGTTTCCACGGCTTGTGCCAAGTCGAGCAATAGGTCATCACCACCTTCCTACAGGGGGTTTTATTATTTTTCAGAGTCGATATTTTGAAAGGGGTGACGGCACTTTTCTCCTACCGTTACCCCTCATACTCTCTGGAGATTCTCACTCCGCTGTTTGTTCCATCCCAATGCTCCGGTCAGCACAACAGCTATCAGGGAAGTAATAGGAGGAAACGCAAATGAAACGAGATCAAAAATCATACTCTCTTCACACTACTCCTTATACCACATTTCTCTAGTCTTCGTATCCGCTTTCCCCTAAATGTAAATAGTCAGATGAATTTACAATTAGTTCACGAAATACAGTGGGGGATGAGAGGTAACGAGATACTAAGAATCTAAATAGTCTAAATTAACACATGGCATTGTCATAACGAGTAAGTAATCTGATAGCTTAGAATTAACACATGGCAAATATATATATAGCGTTATTATTGAGGGGGTGCCGGTTTTTCCGCTGCCCCCTCTCGATCTGTACACCAAGCCGGATACAGTCTCACAAAAAACCACCACAAGCCAGGCCGTGTCGTGCTAATCGGCCAGGAGCCGGGAGCCGGGGAGCATATCGGAATAGAATATCGTTCAACATATATTATACGAGATTTATTTGCAATATCCACAGCCAATCTCTCACTAAACATTGCAAAAAGTGCTATCGATCCAGAGAAGAAGCAGGCTGTCCGTCAACCAGAGACAGAACCAGAGCGGAAGAGAGGAAGAGCAGAGAGCCAGATACAGAAAAATCAGGAGAGCAGACCGAGCCGATCCGAACCAATGTCAAAACTAACGAGTCGATAACTTGTATACAAGTATGGCAGATTTATATATGCAAACCCCTACTGAATATAACGAGTATATAACTAGTATTCTCGTTGCAGCCTGGGACGGAATAACGAGATATATATACTGTCATATAAAGAGGGGTAAAACCGATTCAATAACGAGAAATAAATGATCCTGTCATAGCTTGGATAAGTTGTACAAAGTGTACAAATTCAGCGGTGCATTTTTGTGCAAAACGGAGAAAAGGACAGACCCCTTCAAAAAAGCCTTGACAGAGGTCAGACCCCCGTGCTATGATGCAGCCATCCAAGGGGACAGACCCCCAAGGCAGAATGAAATCAAGCCGAGCCGAAGACATCGGACGGCAGCCGAGAGGCAGAAAGGGAAATACAATGAAACAGTACTACATCACATCCAACGTCAACGACCGCAACGAGTTTGCAAAGACCCTCGCAGACGGTGAAGAGTTCCGCATCTGGTTTACTACTGGAGTTGTCCGCAACTACGACGGAAACGGAAACCTGATCAGCGTGGAACAGGTAAAGGTTCCTGATCCTGACGAAGTGGAGTACATCGACCCCACCACCGAGAAGATCATGACAGTTCAGTTCAGCTTCGGTTCTGTTGTTACTCTCTCTGTGACGATCCACGAAGGGATCACCCTTGACGAGTCCCTCTGCATCAGAGGCGGCGGAGACATTGAACGCTATCGCAATGACTCCGGTGAATGGGTCGAGTGTTCCGAGCGTGACTACTCCGAAGTTCTTCAGCACCTAACCGATCTGCGTGACCGTACCGATGCAGCCGACATCGTTGCAACGGTTTCGGAGAAGGTCAGCGGTCAGAATGCAAGAAGTGCATGGAGCAAGGGAGTCAAGGCATACGCAGAAGAACTTCTCGAAGAACTCAAAGAGGCGGTCGAGGGCGGTTATGTCGACGCAGACGATCTCTGCAACCGCAGGCTGTTTGAGTGTGCATTGCTCAACGGTGCTTCCGACTGGCGGCAGTATTCTGAGGGCGGTTGCTCTCTGATCTATGACCGTGACATTGCCGAGCGTCTCTGCACAGCGTCCGAACTCAAACGCACAGACAACGGTCTGAAAGACCCGAACCCAAGGGAAAACTGGATTGCTTGCCAAGGTCGGGCATTGTATCAGGCAGCGAATCTCATTTTGAGCGTTGCATTTTAAGGGGGTGCAGATATGTTTTCTATTGGTGATCGTGTCCGGTTTGTTCCGGCTTGGTGTACTCCGGAAGAGCGTGACCTTGTTCATGTGATCCGTGAAGTGAGATTGAATCCTGTCGCTAATACCGAGAGCAGATACCTAATTGAGACGATCAACGGCACGAAGTATCTCAACGGTTTAAATCCGGTTTCCGTTGTCGATGATTTCATGATTGAAAAAGTATGAATATCGGTATTTTAGCTTTCGGTTTTGCTCTGGTCTTCGGTGCGGTTTCTCTCATTGGAACCGCAGCCGGAGAGCCGGAGCCGGAGAGGACAGAACCGAACTACAACGGAATATATC